TAGCTAAGAGACAGAACATGGGTAGTATGTATGGATCATCTAATCCTTTAAAAGTTTTAGACAATACATTCCAAGGTCTATCTGCACCCGGTTTAGGTTTGGCAGACTTCTTTTTAGATGCAGCTGGTACTATGATACCCGGCATGGATAAAATAGATGATTCGTGGGATGAACAAACTAAATTGGATAGTGAGTGGCATCAAGGATTAAGACGTGTATCATCTATCGTGTTACCTTCATTATTATATTCTAGTGCTGCTGATAAACAGCTTGGCAGATTATTACCACAAGCTGAACGATTTGGTTTGAAATGGTGGCGTAATCTTGCAGCAACTATGGCTGTACACGGATTAGGTGATGCGTCAATTCTAGGTCTAAGTGATATAGGAGAGGATGATTCACTGACGACAACTGTAAGTGAAATGTTCCCCGAGACATTCGGACCTAAAGGTAGAATACCTCTACCGGAAGCATTTAGAACTACAGACAGTGATAGTCCCGGGGTTAGAAAGAAAAAGAATATGCTAGAGTCTGCACCTTTTAGTGTATTTGGAAGTATTTTAGGTATTTTCTTAAATAACAATACTGCTGGTGGTGCTAAGAAAGTCATGCAGTGGATGGAACCTATAGATGGGGATGCTGTAAGATACAAGAATCTTAGTCAACAGATAGGAGCAGATGCTGAACAGCTAATACGTTTACAAGAAATAGATCAACTCTTATCTATGGGTGGTGATAATCTTAGTAAACAAATGCAAGATATTCTAATTAATGAGAAACTACAAATTGAAGATGCAATAGGTAGTGCAAAGAATATTGACGATGCTATGAAACAACTCGGTGCAATCGAAGATATCGAGGCAGATTCTGCTATTGATCGTAAACTTGCAAGTACTGAACAATTAGAATTAGATCTAAATACAACTGGATTAGATCCTGATATAAATAAAGATCTATTATCTGATGCAGCTACTGCAAAACAAACTACTCCTCCGGGAAATGTAGCACGAAATATGGCCGATACTACAGCTATAAAGAATGGTACTTCATCTGGAGACCCTGCACCTATTATTACAGACTCTATGAGAAAAAAAGGTCTTATGGTAGGTGATACTTCTAGAGATGCAGTTCTGGGTGTAGCTGAAACTGCTAGAGAAGCTGGTAGATTTAATGCTCTTGTTGATGGATTTAGAATAAGTGCTAAAGAAATGAACGCAGCAGCATGGGGTATATACAATGATATTATAGATCCTGATAAAACTGTTAAACAAGTTAAAGAGTTATTTCTTGAAAACAGAGACGTTAAAAACCTGTTAATGGGTAAATTTAAAGTTGAAGTTATTAACGAAGATCAAGCAAGGGCAGCAGCGTTTGCTATGAGATACTTAACAGATAAATTTTTAGGTAGAGATATAACTAAATCTTCTGCTAGAGTTATGGATACTCTTGGTCGAGAAGCTGCTACTATCTCACAAGCTATAACTGATTTGGCTCCAGCTATTGATGACAACCGTGCTATGGATATCATCATTGACAAGCTATTATTCTTAATGGATGAATATGCTCTTAACAAATATATATCTGGTTGGTCACTACGTAACAAGAACTGGTTTGATCAATTACCTCCAGAAACAATGGAAGAAGGTATTGAAACATTATTGAAAGAGTTTACGACAGCAGAAAATGCTATACATGCTAAAAACTTAAAGTTTACTAAAGAACTTAAAAAGTTATACAAAGAAATGCCAGAAGCAATACGTCCTTTAGTTGATGCGTTTGCACATACTAATGGGGATGTAGATAGCTTTGCAAAACTTATGAGGTGGGCATCTGAACAAGTTACACCAACTGGACTACTTAAAAGTCCTGATCCTAAAAACATGAATTTGTTTGCAAAAGGTGCTTGGGCAGTTAGATATAATAATATGTTGTCAGGTATATCAGCTTTTAGAGCTGGTGTAGGTAATGGAGCACAACTTCTCTTGAGACCTTTGACTGCTATTTTAGGTCATGGTGTTACTGGTAATATAGAAGGTGTTAGACGTACTTTATATTATAATGGTGCTATGTGGGAGACAAATAGACGTGCACTAACTGATGCATTTCAAATGATGAAAAAAACCCACAAAGATCCTACTGCTATGTTACAAAACTTCCGTAAAGATTATGTGTTTAAAACAGATAAAGCTTGGGATATATTAGATAATGTAGCAAAAATATGGGAAGATCAAGGTAACTGGGGTAAAGCTTATCAATACAAAGTTGCATCTACTTTAAAACAACTTGGTGGTATGAAAGGTTTACGTTATGGTATGACTGGTATGGTTTTTCCTGACGTATTTACTAACACACATCTAGCTCATTACTTATCTAGAGTAAAAGCTTATGAAGAAGTATTTAACGAATTTGGTAGTACTTTTGGTGATATAGCACAGAACAAATTAAAGATAGCAGAAAAGAAACATTATCAATCATTCTTTGATGCTGACGGGTTAGTCAAAGATAAGACGCTAAAAACAATAGGTGGAGAAATACAACTTAATTTAGATGATGGATTATCTAATTGGCTAAATGATGCTACTACAGCATATCCTATTCTAAAAGAAGTTATGGCATTTCCACGCACAGCTTCTAACTCAATGAAAGCTGCTTCATCTTGGACACCTGTTACGTTAATCCCCGGATTAAATAAGTATAGTAAAACTATATATGCTCGCTCAGCAGAAGATATAGCAGAAGCTTTATTAGATCATGGCATTATTATGTCTAAAGAACCTTTTGCTGATGTTATCTTTGAAAACTTACGAGCTGAATATATAGGTAGATTAGCTTTTGGAGGTCTATTAAGTAGCTCATTATTTGGCTATGCTCTAGGTGGTAATATACGTGGTAACGGACATTACAACGCATCTCGTAGAAACAAAGAAAGAGATGAAATGGGGTATGAACCTAAGACTATTAAAATAGGAGATAAATGGGTTAGTTTTAAAGGTATTGTAGGTATAGATCATATCTTAACTCTTGTAGGAGATATGGCATATTATTTACGTGATGCTGATGAGCATGTAATTGAGAACTTCATGGCTAAACTTACATGGACTATAGGTGCTACATTCTTGAATGAGTCTCCTTTAGCTGGTGTAGAACCATTGTTTGATGCTATAAATGGTAACGTGCGTGCATTTAGAAGACTTGTAGCTCAAAGTGCTAGATCTTGGATTCCACAAAGTGGGTCTTTAGGAGTAGTAGCAAATGCTATTGACTCTGCTCAGAAAAATTTAGGTGATGAATGGACTGATTATGTTAAAAACGGTTTACCCGGATTTAAGAATACTTTACCTAATCAAGTAGATTTCTGGACAGGTACACCTTTAAACGATATCAATAACCCTGTACTTAAAGTACTAAATGCTATTAGTCCTATTAAGGTTAGCGAAGGCGAAGAGCCTTGGAGACAGTGGTTAATGGATATAGGTTATAATGGTCAGTCAATGTTAAAGATGGACTCTACAGGGTCATATGAGTGGCCTCCAGAGGCAGTAGAAGAAATAAATAACATTATAGGTGGCATGCAGCCATACAAGGAAATACAACGAATTATGAAGATTAAGCGTTATAAGAATGAAATTTCAGCAATGAAGGATCATAGAAAAAATAATGCTGAACTTGATAAAAATAGAATTAAACTTAAAACTGATCTTCTACCTGTACATCAGGAAATAAATACTATGCTTCGTAACTATCAAAAGTTAGCCGAACAGATATATTTATCAGATAAACCTGACATTCAAGAAGCTATCAGAAATGCTCAAGAAGCTAAAGCAGCACTTAAAACTGGTGATGTAGAAGGAGCAGCTAAAATACAATCTAAGGATTTAAAAACACGCAAATTAATTAAATACGGTAACTAAGGCTTATGGCTGTTACACAAAACTCTTATACGGGTAATGGCTCCACCACCAATTACTCTTTCACATTTCCATATCTTAAGGCGTCAGACGTAAAATGTAGTCTTGATGCAGTCGATACAACGGCTTTTACATTAGCCAATGCAACGACAGTACAATTTAATACTGCTCCAGCTAACGGAGCCAAAATCAAAATATTCAGAGAGACAGGTATTGACAGCCTATCAGCTACATTCTATGCTGGTTCAGCTATAAAATCAGAAGATCTTAACGACAACTTCACACAGAACTTATACGTTACACAGGAAGTTAATGGTCGTTATATCAGTGCTCTTGGCGGTACTATGGTCGGTGATCTCAATATGGGAGAAGACGTTGACATAGTATTTGAAGGTGCAACTGATGATGCATATGAAACCACCTTGACTGTAGCCGACCCTACAGCAGATAGAACTATAACTCTACCTAACGTAACAGGTACAGTTATAACAACTGGAGATACTGGAACCGTTACATCAACTATGATAGCTGACGGAACAGTTACCTCTACAGATATTGCAGACGGAACTATAGTAAATGCTGATGTAAATGCGTCAGCTGCTATTGATGGTACAAAAATAAGTCCTGATTTTGGTAGTCAAAATATACAGACAACAGGTACTATTAATAACTTAACTACAACTGAATTAGCAATCTTAGATGATGCTACTGTAACTACATCAGAGTTAAACATATTAGATGGTGTAACTGCTACAACAGCAGAAATAAACATCATGGATGGTGTTACAGCTACTACAGGTGAAATTAACAAACTTGACGGAGTTACAGCAGATACCACTGAGTTAAATATACTTGATGGTGTAACTGCATCTACAGCAGAAATAAACAAGTTAGATGGTGTTACAGCTGACACTACAGAATTAAATTTGCTAGACGGTGTAACAGCATCTACAGCAGAAATCAATTATGTTGATGGAGTTAGTAGCTCTATACAACCACAGCTAGACGGTAAACAACCACTAGATTCTGAGCTTACAGAGCTAGGTACTATGGGTAGTGGTACCGCTAGTGCCTTAGCTGATTTATCTCAAGCTGAAGTAGAAGTACTTGATGGTGTAACTGCATCCACAACTGAACTTAACTTATTAGATGGTAAAAGTATAGTTACAACTATTAGTGGTAGTGCATCTGATGTACAGATACCATCAGCTCAAGCTGTTAATGAGCGTATTGTAGAAGTTGTAACAGAGGTAGGTGGTTTTGTACCCATACCTAATGAAAACAACTTCCCAGACGCCAACCCTGACATCAATGATGGAGCTGGTACTATTGTTAGTATTAAAGCTTTAGCAGCTAACCTTGTTGCTAACGGCAGTGGTGTGGCTACAATATCTAATGGTAACGTAAGTAGCAATGCTACAATTACTATTAATGGTTTAACAGCTAGCTCAACTATAGCAGCTGGATTAGGTATATTAGTAGAAACAACCTCTACACTACATACTTATGTATTTCATAGACAAGTTGTAGACTCAGCAGGCGTAAGTAATGCACAAACACTTGTTAGTGATTTTAACGACAGATACCAAGTAAGTGCTAGTGCTCCTAGTACTCATCCTGACGGTTCATCCCTAGGAGACGGAGACCTTTGGTTTGATACGTCAGCTAATGTAATGAAAGTCTATGACTTAGGTAACACACAATATGATGCTGTTACTTCAGTTGGTGATTTTAAACTATTAACAGTTGTACCTGACGGAGCTACATCAGGCACACCTACATTTAATGGTAGTATTGTATCATACGATTTAAGAGATGACACTTCAGCTGCTAATGTAACAAGTGCTGGACAACTTATAGTTAGTCTTAATGGTGTAATACAGAAACCCAACAGTGGTTCATACAATGCAAGTAATGAAGGATTTTATTTAGAAGGTGCCAACGGAATTAAATTCTGTACAGCTCCAGCAGCTGGATCTAGCTTATTTGTAACTCAATGTGGATCTGCTGTTGGCATAGGTACACCAAATGACAACACAGTATCAGAAGCTAAATTACAATCTGATGCTGTAAGTGAAGCTAAATTAAAGGTAAGTAATAGTCCAGTTAATGGATATTTCTTATCAGCTCAATCTGGTAATACAGGTGGCTTAACTTGGGCGGCAGTAAGTAATCAATCTCTTACATTCCCTAATGGTCAAGCAGCGATTCTTACTACTACGAATAATGAAATTCAAATAAATAGTAGCAGTTATAAGGTTCTTTTTGATACTGATAATACTAATACTTATAATATAAGTTTTGCTGGACCAAGTAGTTTAACTAAAACAAGTACTTACACACTTCCAGAAGACGGAACTAACGGGCAATATTTAAAAACAAATGGCTCTGGTGTATTATCTTTTGGTACTGTAGATTTAACAGCTTTAAGTGCAACTAATTTAACATCTGGTACTATACCTGATGCTAGATTCCCTGCAACTTTACCAGCAGTAGATGGGTCGAATCTTACTGGACTGCAAGCTGGTGCTACTGGAGGTAACTCCGGAGGTAATGCTGTATTTTGGGAGAATGAACAAACAGTAACCCATGACTACACTATTACCAATAATAAAAATGCAGGATCATTTGGTCCTATAACAATTAACAACGGAGTAACTGTAACGGTTGGCTCTGGAGAAAACTGGACAATCGTATAAATTATGCCAATAACAATAAACGGTTCCGGTACGTTAACCGGAGTTTCCGTAGGTGGTTTACCTGACGGAATAGTAGATACAGATATGCTGGCTAATAATGCAGTAACCGCTTCCAAAAGAGGTGCTAATGCTATTCTTCAGCATAAATATGTTAATAATGGAGATCATCTTAGTACATCAGCTACAACTACTTATCCAGAATTAAGTAGTTCTTTAAGATTAACAATTACTCCAACTGCATCAAACAGCATAATAGTTATTAAATATTTATTAAGTCTTGGTATTACTGGTGCTAGTGTTGCAACGCTTAGAATTTGTAAAGATGTGTCTAATTATTCCGATGCCGCTGATTCTGAAATGGTAAACCCACCAAGCACTATTAGTACTGATGCTGATGGTAGTGGGGCTACTTATAGTGGAGATTCAAATGGCTATATGCACCAAGCACTTGTCATGTCAATAGAAACTGCTGGTAATACGACTGAACGAGTCTATAGCATTCATGGTCGCGTTACAGGAAGTAACACATTACACATTAATAGATGGGCTACTGCTGCTTATTACAGAAGATCATACGCAGAAATTTATGAGGTAGCAGCATGAGTTCAATAAAATTAAAACATTCTGGTGGTAACAGCGTATCGCTTAACCCACCTACATCTGCACCAACATCTAGTGACGTAGCTTTTAAGTTACCTAATGCTGATGGATCGGCTGGTCAGTTTATGAAAACTGATGGGTCTGGTGCATTATCTTTTGCAGCAGTAAGTACTACAAGTGGTTCTGCCACTCCTCGAAGAACTGGAGATGCTACTGTTGCACAATCTATCGCAACAGGTATAACTACAACTGGTTCAACTGCTGATGTAGTTCTAGGAACAGTTTCAAATCTTACGGATTCTTCAATATATGCTATTGGAATAAGGATGATAATTATTCATGGTGCATCTTCAACTAATCATGGATATTTGGGCGGACATGTTTATCAAACAGGTAAGACTTATAATATTGATGGTGTATATACTCAAAGTTATTACTATAACCAATACATGATTAATACTGATAAATATTTCATTATTCCGTGGGACCCTTCTGGAACTCAATCAGTAAGCATCAAATATGCATACACTCTTAATAATGGTACTGGAAATACTTTTGAGTTTCATGTATACACTAAATTGGAGAATGTATAAATGATATTAACTAAAACAGATTTCTTAGTAAAAGCTGCATATGAACTTACAGGTAATAAGGCTGGAGCTTTATTTATGTCAGGAGAGCCAGCTTATGAAAATATTAAATGGGATACAAGTATTGTTACTGGTACTCTTCCAACAAAAACAGAAGTAGAAACAAAAGCACAGGCTTTATTAGATGGAGAAGCTATGGTAAGGCTAAGAATCCATAGAGATAATTTATTAAAAGAAACTGATTGGGTTGTTACAAAAGCAAACGAAACAGGTGTTGCTGAAACAACAGCATGGAAAAATTATCGTCAAGCATTAAGAGATTTACCATCTACTGCATCACCTAAAATAGATGGTATGTTTATAAAAAACGTCACTTGGCCGACCAAACCTAGCTAATTATGAGTACATTAAAAGTAGACGGAATACGTTCCAATTCCGCAACAAGCGATGCCATAACATTGGCAAGCAATGGAACATGTACAGCAAAGATAACTAATAACCTAAGTAATAGAAATTTAATAATCAACGGAGCTATGCAAGTATCTCAACGTGGTACTTCGTTTGCTGATTCTGCTAGTGGTAGTTACACCTTAGATAGATTTAATATACACAATAGTAGTGGCACACCAGCTTTTACTATAACCCAAGATACTGATGCACCTATTGGCTTTAATAACTCTTTAAAAGTAGCTTGTACTACTGCTGATGCAAGTCCAGCAGCAGGGTCATTTAGTAGAATACGCTATAAAATAGAAGCACAAGATTTACAACCTTTAGCTAAGGGTACTGCATCGGCTAAAGCCTCTACTTTATCTTTTTATGTAAAAACTAATAAAACTGGAGTATATACAGTTTATGTATATGATGATGATAATCAGAGAATGATGTCTGCTAGTTATACAGTTTCAGATACAAATTGGAACAGATATACAATAAGTATTCCAGCCGATACAACAGGTGCTATTAATGATGATAATGGTGATGGTTTTATAATACATTGGGGTTTATCACTTGGCTCTAATAGGACATCAGGATCATTGCAAACTTCTTGGGGTAGTTATACTCAAGCTAACGAACACGTTGGTAATGTAAATTTCGCTGATAATACTTCAAATGTATGGGCAATCACAGGAGTTCAATTAGAAGTAGATAATACAGGGTCAGGCGTGGCAACAGATTTTGAGCATCGCAGCTACGCACAGGAACTTACCTTGGCTAAACGATATTATCAGCAATACACTAATATTATGTCTCATGGATATGTACCAGATAATGGTAGTAGGAGTTATTCACATGCTTTTACTTTTCCTGTTGAAATGAGAGACGCACCAACTTTGACAATTACAAATACTGGAAGTTCGGGTGGGCAATATATGACTGACGGAAATACTGTCACAAGTATTACAACACTTAATTCAGGCGTTACTAATACTAAAAACGCAGAATGGTATCCGTTTCTAAGTGCAGATTTAGCAAATTATCGTGGTGCATATACTATATCTCTTACCAGCACTAGTTATCAAACAGTATATAAATTTAACGCAGAACTCTAATTATGGCATTTCCAAATAACCCTATTTACAAATTAGTAAATCACCCTATAACAGGTGAGTTAGTTAACATCAGAACAGCAACAGATGATTTTATTCCAATAGCCGAAGGAAACACCGATTACAAAGTTTATTTAGAATGGGCGAAGACAAACACAGCCGAGGCTGCTGATTAATAAAAAACATATAAACAATTATTTAAACAATGGATCACGAAGCAATCTACTCTGCCTATAGTGGCACAGTAATTTCAATAGACGACTCCGCTGGAGCGTTTGACAAAGATGGCAACAAGGTAACACTTGATAATGCCAAAATAGCAGCAGCTCGTAAATCAATAGACGATGCTTTAGCAGCTACCAAATATCAAAGAGATAGAGCCGAAGCTTACCCTTCTTGGCAAGACCAGCTCGACAAAATCTATCACTCAGGCATAGATGCTTGGAAAACTGATATTAAGGCTATTAAAGATAAATATCCTAAACCATAGGAGATAAATGGCATTAACA